GCGGCAAGAATTTTGATGCCGTTGTCGCGGTCCTGCTGGAAGTTGTAGTTCCGCGTGAAATTGCCTGATCCGTCGAATGGCATGTACTAATCCCCCGCGTAGTCTGTAATAGGCTGTTGCCCCGCCTTAGCCGCCAGAACCGCCGCACGTGCGTTCTTAATCTTACGGATTTTGGCGTACGTGCGCGCCTGCGAAACCTTGCCCGCTACCCCCGTACCGTCACCCATAAGGGCCTTTGCCATGGCGTCAAGAGCGCTAGGCGACATGCCGTTTTTGAGGTCCATTAGCTTACGGGTGATGCCCGCCGAAGCGCCTGCCGGACCACCGAACGCGAAACCGCGCAGGCCGTGTTCCGCTATGTCGCCCACGTCGCCGCCTAGGCTCTTGTTCGCGCCTTCCACCGTGCTTGTGATCGACTGCCTGCCCGGCGCGATCATTTCGTCGGCCCGTTTGGCGCGTAGTTCGCGGTCCATCCACCGCTCAAAACGGTTCAAGTTGCCTTTGCCGTTGAAAGCGAACTCTAGCACCTTGCGCTGTTCGGGCGTACGAGCGAGACCCTTAAACCATGTAACCGGGTCCGCTTTCTGCGACCGTAGCGCTATAAGAGCGTCTGCGATACCAGTACGCGCATCATCATGCTTCGTCGGGTCTAGCGCACGAAGTTCGGCAAGTACTTTCTTCGGTTCCGCTTTCATACGGCTTACAACGTCCGTACCAAGTTCCAGTGCCTTGGCGCGTTGAAAGTAATCTTGTTGTTTGGCGAGCACGTCAGCGTACTGCGGGTTAGCGTCAATGATTTTCTGCTTGAACTTGGAAAGCTGATTAGACAGCCCGCCAGCTAAAGCGTTGTCGCCAGCCTTGTACGCGGCTGAAATTTTCGCGTCCATGGCGCGCTTAGCGTAGTCGAACACACGCATGGACGGCGTAGTGTCCATCACGATAGCGCCGTCCGGCTGTACTTTCATACCTAGCTTGCCAACGTCCTGATCGTACAGGCTGGCAAGGTGTGCGCCGTCACGCATAGCCGCGTGCATTTCAGGCGGTGCTTTCGCCATGAACTCTTGCAGGTCGTTGTTCCAATGGAATTTGCCGTCAAGCGCTTGCTCGTAGTCGTTGACGCCATGCGCCTTACGTGCGCCAGTGACGCTGGCAAGGTGCGCGTCGGCGTCAACGCCAGTAGAAGGCTGGATATACTCGCGCAACTTTTGCTCATACATCGCCGGGCGGTCTAAAAGGCGTTCTTGGCCCCGGTCAATCATTGCGTTTGACGTGGGAATGTCGGGGCGACGAGAGAGCGCAGCGCCTTCCGCGCGCAGCCCCGGCGTCATTTCCATTAGGACCGGATCACCGCCACGTGCCTTTGTAACGGCTAGTTCGCGCTCAGCCCGTTCCGGTGTCGTACCGGCGTCCTCTAGCATACGGCCAATACGCATGTGCGCGATACGCTCAGCGGCGGCGGGAGCGCGGTCGCGCAAAATCTGTACGCCCCGGCGTGCGCCTACTGCGGCCCCGCCGAGCGCGCCGCCGAACGCGGCCCCTGTAACAGCGCCCTGTCCGATTGCGTAGGGATCGAACTCGCGCGCCGATCCTTCCGCGTTCAGCCCGCCTTGCAGTGCGCCCGCCGTAATGCCCTGAATAAGTGCAGGCGCTTTCTCTAGGGCTTGTCCGGCGCGTACCAGTTTCGGCGCGAACTTAAGGGCCTGCAACGCTTTCGCGCCGGTACCGATAGGGTTAGCGAGCGCGCCTGCAATCTCCGCTATTGTACTGCCGGTTCCTTGCGAGTCCTGCTGATCCTTGGCGCGTTCCACGTCGCGGCTGATACGGTACTCTTTGCCGATTTCGTGAATGTCACCTTTCTTGAAGGCATTGTACACGCCACGCGTAGCCGCATCCACGCCGCCGAGCAGTTCGTCCATGTGATTAGACGTGATGCCCTGTAGGAACTTGCGCTGTAGCCCGCTGCCAAAGCCCGTATCGACTTTGTTTTCGATGTTCAGGCGGCGCTGTACTTCTTGCTGGTCGGGGCTTAGCGTGGGCGTCGGCATTGCCATACGCGTGGCAGGGGCAGAGGCGCGCGGTTTCGAGTTCTGCGCACGGATGCGCGCGATTACCTCAGGCGGCGCGTTGTCGTCCACCATGACAGGGCCGTTAGCGGTCTGCACGATAGGCATTACTTACGGTTCCCTTTCGCATCGTACTGCGGAAGTGACGCCTTCCAATCGTCGAACGACATGCCGGCCGTCATGCTGCCGTCCTTATTCTTGATAAGTACAGGGACGCTACTGCGGTACGCGCTCCATTCCCGCATGAAGTCCACGCCCCGGCCCTCGGACGCCGCCTGCACCTTGTTAATTTCAAAATCGTTCATGCGACCGACGAACGCCTTAAACTGCGCGGCGCGCTGTTGGTTAATGCGGTACGGCATACCGGTATTCGGAATTGACTGCTCGAACAGCTTCAAGTCGCGGTCCGACATGGAACCTTGCCCGGCTGCGCGCAGTTGCGGGGCAAGGTTGTGTACAAGGCTGTCCATCTGTTGAATGCTCGGGTGAGTTACCCGGTACGCGCCGCCAGCAATGGGAGTGCTCAGGATCATGCCGCCCGTTTCATGATCCTTGTTCACGTCCATGAAATTGTCAATCGACGCCACAATGTTGTCGTTTTTCTGTACGGCGTCGTTAGCCGCAGTGTACATTTTTGAACCCTGCGGCGTCTGAAGGAAGTTCTGCCAACGCTGCGCTTTCATGCTCGCAACGTCTTTCTTGCCTTCAATCTGCAAGTTCGTCAGCTTTTCCTGCATCGCACGGTTAAGCGCGTTCTGGCCCGCCTCGAACTCTTGCGAACCCAACCGCTCGTTGTGCGTGAAACCTTGCTGCGCGGCAAGCGTGTTGTCCTCATGGCCGTACCCGCGCATTTCGCGACCGTAGTTGTACGTTTCCGCCTGTTCGCGAGCGCGGGCATCGTACGCTGCGGCGCGCTTCTGGTTAGCGCCGGTATAATGATCGTTAATACCCGCTTCGTACAGCGTGTCGTCGCGGTTGTTGTTCTCTTTCAGCGCTTCACGGTCGGCAGTGAACTGTTCACCCATGCCGTTGTCGAGCATTTCCATGGCACGCTGGAACAGAGCCGGGTCGCGGAGCGCCAGCAACTTGTTACCCGCCGCCATGCGGTACGACTTCGCCGCGCCACGGTCGGCGGGACGGTCCGGCAGTGCCGCGACTTCCGGTTCAGGCGTCTGGTACTGCACCGGGCCAGTGGGCTTCAATTCGGCTTGTTGCGCTGGCGGATAGTACTCGCCCTGCGACGGGTCTGTGTTACCGAGCAACGCCACATTCTTTTGCACGTACGCCTGCGTTTCGGCAGGCATATGGTCAAGCCAGTTCGTACCTTTCCTCGCGGCGACGGCTAGCGCATGATCCACGCGGCGCGAACCGGCATTGTACGCAGCCCACGCCTTTGCAGCGTCGCCACCGTACTTTTCGGTTAGCTTACCGAGTAGTTCAGTCCCGACACGATTGTACTCAGCAGGGCTATCATCGCGCGCTGGCGTAATGCCGAACCCCGGTTTGCGCGCAGTTGCAGGCATAACCTGCATGGCGTACTTGGCTCCCTTGGGGCTTGTAACGGCTTTGCCGTCGCTACCGAAGTCGTGGTCATTACTCTCAGTACTCCGGGTAATAGGGAGCATAGCCTGTACCATGCTCGCGCCGGTTAGGTTAGTACCTTGCGTACCCGTAAGGGTTCTGGCTACCGGGGCCGTACGGGATGATACGGGAAAAGGGGCTGCGGGAGTAGCCGCGCCTCCCCCGCCAAGCGCGGCGGCGATCTGTGGGGCCGCAGCCGGGACAGCCTGCGAGGCCGGGGAAGGCCCCTGAGGGGCCGCAGGAGCCGCCTGAGGGGCTTGAGCGATAGCGGCGGGCGGAAGGCCCTGCGGAGCGCCCTGAGGCGACAGAGGGGCCAGTGGATCGGGCGCATTATTTTGCGGTGGCGGCGGAACCATCGCCGGGGCAGGCGGTTGGGCCGCGACAGGCGGTGCTTCCCCGCTCCCCGCCTGTACCCCCGGCGACGGCGGCACCATACCCCCACCCCCCGGTGCTGCCGTCGCATTTCCTGCAAGAGCGGCGGCAACCGCGTTCGTCATGTCCTGTTCGCGCTTCTCGTACTTTTGCTGTTGCTTGTGCTGTACGTAGCCGCCAGCAAGGCCGGACAGAGCGCGAGCAATGCCGTCTGCCCATGCCCACCCGCCACCAGCTACAGGCGCGGTGTTCGTGCCGTTCTGTACCATAATTTGCGCCAGCTTGGTGCGCGGATCGTTCTGGTACGCCTGTGTGATTTCGGGAGTAAACGTCGCCATTACCACACCTTCCTGTAATCGACGGCCAAGTAGCCGTTGTCAGCAACGAGCACCGCATCCGGTACTATGCCAAGCGCTTCTTGCGCCATGATGCCGAAATGACGTGCCTTGCTGCCGATGTAACTGAACACGTACGTGGCGAGGCCGTTTGCCAGCGTGCCGATACGTACGATGTTGTGTTTCAAGCGGCGATCAGACCACGGAATGGCGGTTGCCAACGAACCGGCCAACCCGAAGATTGAACCGAGGCCAGACGAACGGTTCGCCTGCGCTTGGTTGTACTGGTTTGTTTGCGCGTTGAACGTGTTGTTCACCTGCCCCATGTAATCGGGCGCGGCGACGCCGACTTGCGATACGTTGCTGAATTGCGGATTTTGCACACCACCGCCAGTACCGAGCAAAGCGGCAATGTCGTTGAGCGGCAGATTGCGGAGGTAAGACGCCTCCTGAATTTCTTGCTGCCGCCCCGTATTCGCGAAGTTCGCGTTCTGCACGTCCTGATTGAACTGCTGCGCACCGGCCTGATTGTTGAAGCCAGTTCCCGCCATAGTGTTCTGGAACTGCTGCGTCTGCGCGTTGTTGCCGAACTCGCCTGCGCCGAGGTTCTGCGTGTACTGTTGATCCTGCGCTTGATTGTGGAAGTTACCACGCTGTAGGTCGAGGCCGAACAGACGCGACTGCTCGTTAGCGCCAGCCTGAATTGCGCTGTAGTTGGCTTGATTGTACGCGTCATTGCGAGTACGATTGAAGTTGTCGTACTCGCGACGGTACGCGTCCGAATTGTTGGAAATGCCTTGCGCTGCAAGTTTCGCTTGCATGTCGCTGTCTTGCTGGCGGAACTGCGGATCAAGGCGCGAGGTCGCCTGATTATACACGCTGTCCGCAACGCGGCGAGCATCAGCGCTAAAGTCGTTCGGCCCCACGTCCGTTTGAATGTTGCCCGAAGGCCCAAGGGACGTTTGCAGGTTCGTCGTGCCGTTGACGCGCTGTACAGGTTGGGTGTTAACGCCTGTAACCCTAGGCGTCATACCATTGTAATTGAAGTCCGCGCCCATGGTGGCGTTGACGCGGCCAATCTGGTCCTGCGCCGTACTGCCTAACGCCTGAGCAATTTGGTTCTGTTGGTCGTACAGCGCTTGCTGTTCCGGTGAGTACGTTTGCGTCTGCCGATATTGCGGAGTACCGTCCGAGTTCGTACCGATCTGTTGGTACGAAATTGACCCCTGCGGAGTAACTTGGTCAATACGGTTCAGGTTGGCCTGCGCAATCGCGGCCTCGCGGTTGTACGTAGATTGTGCAGCCGCCGTAGCGACAGGATCAGGCGGCGTCGGTGCCGCTGGCCCTGACTTCTTCCCCATCTATCCCCCCGGAAGCCCCCGCCCCCAAATAGCGGCAATCCTCGGCTAAAAGCCCATAGATTAGCGCGCTGTTTCTACCGTCATATGCGCGTCTTACGCAGCCTTCAAGAGCAAATCCGAGCGCTTCTAAGAACGCCCGAGTGCGCCTGTTTTTCTTCGTTGTAATGGCCGTCAAACGCGTGCAACCTAACTGTACAAACACGTACTGAAATACCGCCTTACAGATGCCGGGACGGAACGCCATAGGCGTTTCTGCCGCGCAGCTAATCTCACAGTCGTTCCCGTAATCGCCCTGCCTGAAATTTGAAATTACAGCCCCGCCAGAAAAGTCCCCCTTGTCCGACAGGAACGCAAAAGCCGCATAGCTGCCCGGTACTAGGCGTAAGCCCGGTACCTTGTGCATGATATACTGCCCAACCATTTCGGTCTTGTCGCCCGCTGGAATTGCATACATGTCATAGAACGCCTTGTGCCTTGCTGAAAATGTACTGCGTGGCGTACCATTTCAACGTTAAACCATTCAGGGACGCTCGTACCCACAGCGACCCTGCCACGCCGAACTTACCGATGCTCACCATAAAGAACTTCGTAGCTACGTCGTTCCCCCACGATGAAATATCCCATGACGAAATATCCCAAGTAGCGCCGGTATTGTCCGGCACGCCAGCAACGTACTGCGGTTGATCCTCCACATAGTCCACGTTGAACTGTGCGTTTAGCGGAGGATCACCGTCGCAGCCTAGCAGTAGCTTGGCGAAGTGAAAATGCTTGTTCGAGTTGGTAGTACCGCTACCGTCCTCGAAATAGTTGTACGCCTGCTTACAATCTAGCAGAATTGGGCCACCATCGTCTAGCTGCCCTGTATCGTATTTCATAATGCGACCATCGTACTTACCAAAGTACATGTCGCCGTTGAACTCGCACCAACAGATGCCGTTCAGGTTCGTAAAGCGCGTCCACGCCTTGGTTTTCGTGTTTTGTACGAATTGCACGAACGCCCCGGCGATACTAGAGGTCGCAGGGACATTGACGAACAGTAGGCCCTTCTTAGGGTACAGCGCCGCCTGCCACCCATGAACGCCTGAATTGACGTTTTTATCCTGAATGTACGCACCTAGCTTGTAGGTTAGCGCGTCATCCTCTGCTACGCCGCCCTCGCTGCGGATGGACGAAAATGGTATCGCGCCGCCGAGTGTTAGGATAACGAGTTCGGAGCCGTAGTTGAACGCGCAGCGGCGACCGATAGGCGGTGCTGAATAGTAGCGGCCAACTAGTGACCAATTAGCAGCGTTCGACGGGTCCGTACCGGCGTACACAATGTATTCGCCTTCGGACGTGATGAACACAATATAGTCCGCAGGGCCATTGCCACTGTCCGCGCTATACGACGCACTTGCGACTAGGTACCCACCTTTCTTGGCGACTTGCGACAAATCAAAGTACGACGCCGCACCTTGAATGTTGCCGACACCTAGGTAGTAAAAGCCTAGTTGGTCTTTCTGCGCGAGGTACAGTCGCCCTTTGAAAGCGAACACGTGCGATAGCGTTGTCGCTGAGCCGGTAAGGCCAGTAATGGTTAGATTGGTGACGGTTGTGCCGTCATACGAAAACATCACGTCTAGGCCGGACACTCCGATTAGGAACTGCGAGCCAGCGTTGCTGAACATTGTACTGACAATTTGGTTGCCAGAACGGCCAGTTTGTAGCGCGGCGGGCGGCGCGTTCGTTGTCACGTCAACGATTTTGCCGTTACCGAACGCCAACAGCTTCTTGCTGGCGACCGCGCCGCCGACATACGCCACTAGGCTTTCAACCGGCCCGCCTACCGACGCTGCGGCTACCCACTGCGAATGTCCGCCTCGCGCATCGCACGTGGCAGTACCGGGTATCCAGTTGTCGAGTACGAACGCGTCTTTCGACGGCATATCCGCTAGACCGTCACGCCCGTTCAACCCGCCGATAGGGGCAGGGATCGTAAGCGGGCGGGCGGTCTGTTTGGTATTGACCTTGGGTACCAGCATTATGCGCCGAACCCGTTCTCAGGGGTGTATCCCTGCGTTAGAGGGTAATCGCAGTGCTTACTGAAACCAACGCCTAAGGACGGCTGCGCCAGCGCGGCGGCGAACTCGCGCGCTACAACGGACTCGTACTCCGCGAGGTCGGCGCTGAACTCTAGGCCCTTGGCGTGCTTGATGCGCCATTTCAGGCCCATGCGAATTAGCGCTTCGTCGATAAGTGACGTGTCGTTGTCTGCTGCGTACCGCAGCGTTTCGACGGCACCAGCGTTCACCGCGAAGTTCTTTGTCATGTACTCGAACACGACAGTATTAACGGACGTTGGCGTAGGGATGATGTTCAGTTTGAGCGGATTGCCGTAAATGCGTACGCGTTGCGTGCTCAGCGATCCAAGGTTCAACGCCTTGGTGCGCTGCCACTCGCCCGGCGAAAGCGAACCGCGCAACTGGTAGTACCGCGTGCTGTCAAACACCGTTTCTTGCAGAAACTTGCGGTAGTCCGCAGGTAGGTTATACTGCGACTGCGCGGCTACAGTTGGGAAACTGTACTCACGTGTAAGTATGGGCCAGTTGAACCGCTTGCTCAACTCTTCCAGTTCGGCGTTCGCGAGACTGAACATTTGCCGCGCAAGCTGTTCTGTGGAAGTTGCCACAGCGCTCGGGCGAGGCAGGCCAACTTCGTCGCAAACGCGCTGTACAACGTCAAGTAGCGCCATTACTTCGTCCCCTCATACTGCGTACGCCAAGCAATTACTTCGGCGCGGTTGGCGTCACATTGTTCTGCAAAGCCTGTGGCGTCATTGAATGGCACAGCGGCGAGAGTGGCCCATTCAGGGTAAGGCACCTTAGCCACGGAAGCATCGGCGGGCCTACTGGCCTCGACGTGTCCGCTGGCGGCGGGGGTGGCGGGGATGCTACCGGAACATACTGCTTTTCCGGGGCCGTGCACGCGCATGTCAGCAGCGTCAGCAGTAATGGCACGATTTTCCGCATCGTTGCGTTCCCTCAGTTTCGCGGCGAGCGCGTTGTTCTTAAGTTCGAGTTCGTGTACTTTGTGTTCAACAGCGGCGTACGCGTCCGCCTGCCCGGCTTTGTACCGATCATCGCCGAACTTGGATACGGCGCGCGTATGAACGAAAATGAGTACGCCGATAAGGGCGGCAATGCCTAACACTGCTCCTAGACCAAATAGTACACGGTTCAGGTTAGGCATTGCCGGTTCCCTTAGATGATCGGCAGGGCGTTACCCCCGCCTGACTTGGCTTTGCCGCCCTTGGGGGCCTCAGGAGCCGCCACAGGGGCCTCAGGCGGCGGCGCGGGCGGTTCCACCGCCTTGGTAGGCTCCGGGGCCGTCTGCGCGGCCTGTGGGGCCTGCTGAGCCGTCATAAGGTCCGACAGGTCCGCAAGCTGCCTGCGGAGGTCCGCAAGGTCCGTGCGTAGCTGTTCGTTCTCCGCTGCAAGGGCCTCAGTCGGCGCGTTACCGGCTGCGGCCTCGCAGAACGCCTTAGCCTGCTCGACAAGCGAGCGAGCACCGGGGCCGAACGCGGCAAACCGGGTGTCCGGCAACGCCGCGAGCGCTTCGACGGTGTAGATGCCTGCGGCCTGCGCGGTAGCGACGAGCGCTACAGTCATGCGCGGCCATGCCGATAGCGGCGTACCGCGAACGTCCGTACCCTCACGTCCGTTACGGTACGCGTCCACCAGTTCGCGGTACTGCTCGAACTTGGGCGACCGGTACGGCTCTGCAATGCCAACTTCGTCGGCGTACTTGCGTTCGAGGATGAACACCGGAGCGCTTTCTTTCTGTCCCGGCGAAGTAACTTCGGCGTACAGAATTTCGTCGAAAATAGGACGG